TAAGAGATGGAGCAGTTTTTATAGAACTGTTCCATTTTTCTTTTTTGTAATCTAAATTTCTAATCATTTGTTGGAACTCGTCATGCAAATTAACTCGCGAAAGGAATATTTTACCTAGAACACATTTGTTACTAGGGTTCCAATTCATTCCTGCTGCAAGACAATTTACTCCATCGTCGTCTTGTAAATAGTCTATAAAGTTTTTATTATATATACTAGAAAAATAAACTCCTTGCGTTTGAAGATTGCCTAGGTTAGTAAATTCAGAAACATAAGACGTTTCGCTTATCTTGCGCCAATATTCTGTATCGTTCCTGTGACTTAACGCATAGTGCATACTTACAAAATGTGCCCAATAGTTAAATAACTCTTCACAAACAATGTTAAATTCATCGCGATCCCATTGACTGTATGCATTACTTCTTACTAGCATTTTTGTTAAGCTAGTTGCAAACTCGTGTGTAATAGCAAGACCTGATGATTCTAATGGTTCAACAAACGCAGCACTTAGGCCAATAGCAACTACATTTTTAACCCATAATTTTTCGTGTATACCTGTACGTATTTTAATATCTTTAAACTCACAATCAGTAGTACTATACCCTTTTTGTTGTAGATGAGATATTAACTCACTTTTAGCATTTTCAGGAGTTACAAATTCGTCACTATATACATAACCAGCTCCTACCCTATTCCATAATGGTATATTCCAAATCCATCCATTGTCCATTGCAGTGCAATCAGTTACACTAGTTAACTGGGACTCTTTATCAGTATACTGTACCCTAGTTGCCCAAGCTCTGTTATTTGGCAATATATTAGAATAATCATTAAATGGAACACCTAATGTTTCGCCCAATAATAAACTTTTAAACCCGGTGCAATCAACAAATAAATCGGCTGTGACTATTCTATCATTTGTTAATTCTAATTCTTTTATACCTGCGTTATCTGTGTTAATTTTTTGTACTTCGGCACATATGTATTCAACTCCTAACTTTTTACAAAAAGTGTCTCTTAACCACGCACCAAACATAGTTGCATCAAAATGAAATGCAGTATCATCAAAAAAATTAAAATTGTCTAACATAGGATTATGTGTATCAATTTTATTTTGTGTTACTAATGCCATTTGTGGATACAAGCAGTCGGCATAATCTTTTACAGGAGTATCGGGATATAGCATTTTTTTAATAAACCAATCTTCTCTATTATGTATGTTGCCTTGGTCGCTAGTGCGTCCAAACGGATAGTACCAAGATCCGTAATCCTTTTTATAAAAATCATTAAATTTTATTGCAAGTTTATAAGAAGCGTTAGCATTTGTAATAAGATCCTTGTCAGTAATGCCTACTAGTCGCATCCAAGCTCGAATACCTCCTATAGTACTTTCACCTACGCCTACAGTAGGTATGTTAGGACTTTCTATAACTTTAATATTGACGTTTTCTAATTGTGAAGCAAGTGTAGCCGCAGTCATCCAGCCAGAACTACCGCCTCCTACTATTACAATATCTTTAACGTTTGTGGTCATAGGGACATCCTTTTGCTTTTGCTAAACTTTTATATCTTTCTTTTAATGGTCTAAATGTATTCTTGTTACGTATAGTGTTACATAACCTAATATCGTCCCAAGGACATTGTTGCTCTTGTAGTTTTACAGCACTGTCACTATAAAATTTAAAATATGCGATAGCATCACCCTTTTTAATTTTAATACTGTCTTTATTATTTTTACATTCAAATACTATTTCAGCAGGCCTAGTCCATTTTGAAATATCAAACTCTCCTGGCATTAGCGTAGTTTTTTGTGTAAACTCATTGTAGTGCATAAATGCGGGTAACATTTGCATTGTCATAGAAGTGTCTGTTTGAAATATGTTAAGCCAATCTATACCTATCATAGGATATGGACTATTGCCTCGTTGATCATCAAATAAGAATCTTGTATCTATTAATAGTTCAAATTGTTCTTGGCTTAGATTAGGACAGTTTATACTGATATTGTTTGTGTCGTTGTTCACGTCAATATTAATTGTTAGATCGTATGGAGCACAAAATACAAACATATTTTTTAAAAAATCAGTATGTGCTGGACACTTTAGTACTATGTTACCTTTACGTTCTGCAATATAATTTTTTTGTAGACTGCTAATAGTTTTAAAATCTAAATCTAATAACGAATCAAAACATTCTGGATGGTCGATGTCCCAGTCGCTACTGGTAATAAACGACCAATTAACTAATGCCATACTTTTTCATTTCTCGTAATCTATCTATTTCTGTACTATGATGATGGCCGTCTAAATGACGATATTTTTCGTACTGTACATAACTAGTTAATATAATTTCTCGTGCATCATCGGAAGATATGTCTAAATTTTTCTTAGACAATTCATAGCCTAACTGTATTAAAAACATACTCCAATTAGGGCCACCAAACATTGTATTATATTTTGCAGACCACGGCAATGTTATATTAGGATCTTTAAAATCTTCAAGGTAACTTTGCATTTCTTCACTAGGCACAAATGTGTCATTAACAAAATTCCAAAACGGTGTTGTTCTAGAATTATTTGCATAGTGCATTGCTACAAAGTTTATACAATTTTCAAACACAATTTTCATTTGAATATTAAAATAATCAACTTCATTGGCTGTATAATGATTTTCGTTAAGAATTCCATTTAACTGTCCAATAGCATATGTCATTAAGCCAACACCGGTACTTTCTAAAGGCTCAATAAACCCGGCACTAAGTCCTATACTAACTATATTTTCGTGCCATTGATCTTCGTTATAATAAGGGTCCCAATTGATAATTTTAAGGTTATCTTTTGAAATTCTATTATCCCAATACTTTACAAAATAATCTTTTGCTGTGTCTACGTCAGTAATATTTCTGTTGAACAACATACCACTACCAATTCTATTTTGAACTGGGATTTTCCAAATCCATCCATGATCTACAGCATCACATTTTACATACGGGGTGAGTTCATTGTGTTGATCATTATATGTTACGTGTCCTGCTACAGCGGTGTTTACAAACAGTCGATCACTAAGATCAACTCGTTTACATTCCTTGCGTAGTACTTGTTTAAATCCAGTACAGTCAACAAACAAGTCGCTATTAATTACGTTACCGTTATTTAAAGTTAAGAAATTAATTCCGCCTCGATCAGTGTACGAAATATCAGTTACTTCGCTATTAATTAGTGTTATTTTATTTTCTAAATGCTTTCTTAAATATTTTACTACCTTACCACAGTCAACATGTAGTGCATAGCGTTCTATGTCAGTCATGTCTACACTATTATGAAGTATGCTACTATCGTAAAAAGCAAGCAGATATTTTTTAAACTCTAAATCTTGAGTGTGTGTATATAAATCAAATAACTTCCATTTTGGATCAATTTCGTCATTGCCTTTATAAAACGGATGCCAAATATCTTCTCCTGGCGTTTGCCAATTTGTAAACAATATTCCTGACTTATACGCACTATCAAATTCCATAAACCAATCTGCAACTGGTAATCCTGCTTCTTCAAGAAAAGGCAGAAATGTTAGTATCGTTGCTTCACCTACACCAATTGGATCAGGTACTTCTTTATCAACTACTGTTATATTAATATGCGGTTGTCTATGACTAAGATATGCCGCAGCTAACCATCCAGCAGTGCCGCCACCAACAATAGTAAGTGTTTTAACTTTCATATATCATTTCCTTTATACAATGTACTTATAAATATCACTATGCTTATAGTTGATGATCTGATATCAAAACCGTACCAAGAAGAAATAAAACAAACACTTCTTGATATAAAATTTCCATGGGGATTTATTCCTGATGTAACGTCTGCAGGATCGGATATAAATGCTCCTGCACTAATACATAATTATAGATGGGGCGGTAATACACATAGTCCTTATTTTGATATCATTGAACCTATTGCAAGACTAGGAGCAAAGGCAGTAGACTACGAATATAATAGTGTCATACAAGCAAGAAGTTTTTTACAATTTCCTTTAAATACTAAATTTTTTAATAAAGAAACAGATTTATTACATATAGATCTTGACTATAGTCACCTAGTGGTGTTATACTATGTTTTAGACTCAGACGGCGACACACTAATTACAAATAAAACGTTTGATCAAGAAAAGAAACATTATTTAGATATACCTGCTGAGGAAGACATAGTATTGCGAGTTACACCAAAACAAGGCCGCGCAGTAATATTTGATGGTAAGTATTATCATACAGCTCGACAACCCAAAGATAACCTACGCTGTATTATAAATTTTAATATAGAGTGACAGATGATAGAATTTGAAGTATTAGATAACTTTTTGCCCAACACTGAGTTTAAGCAATTACAACAATTATTGCTTTCTCCAGAGTTTCCTTGGTTTTATACCGAACATGTGTCTTTAGATCCTATTGATAATAATATTAAAAATAAAGAAGCAGTAGAAACTGACGGGTATGCACATCTATTTTATGATAGAGATGAAAAATTAGAAGCATATACAAATTCAGCAATGGTTAATTTTAATTTACACATTGAACGTCATTTAGGAATAACTGCACAGGATATTATTAGATCACGAGCAAGTGTAAAGCATCCTAAATTAGGTTATACAGTTGAAAATTATAATTTGCCACACGTTGATTATTTTACTCCACACTTATCATTAATATATTATATAAACGACTCAGACGGTGCAACTAGGGTGTTTAATGAAAAATTTACACCAGTGCCTAGCGGTAATAATTTAGGAATAAGTTATGATTCTTTTACAGTAAAAACATGTGTTGAACCAAAAGCAAATAGACTATTAGTAATAAACGGCTTACAATACCATACAGCAAGCAATCCTATTAATAGTACACGTAGAGTAATTATAAACATAAACACGGAGCAAAAATGAAAATAGACTATGCATTTCCTATTCCTATTGTAACTCTTAGTGTTGATGCGTTAGTAGTACAAGATACTCTTGATAGAGTAAAAAAATATATAGAAACTGACATGCCGGGTAGTAAGAATGAAACAAATAAACTGCTTACTACATATTATCATAACAACAAAAATTTCTTAGGAAAAATTAACGCTATTCCGTTGCTAACAGAACTTAATCAACATATTAGAGGGTTTTTAGAACTTAGAGGAATGAACCCAGAATGTTATGTTGAAATAACAAGCTGGTTACAATTAAATCAACCTGGCTCATTATTTAATAGACACGATCATTATGGTGCTATTGTAAGCGGTGTGTTTTATTTAGAAGTTCCTAAAAATGGCGGCAAATTAAAATTCCACAACCCTTTAGAAGCAAGACGTGCAACAGACGTATTTTTTGATAGAATACGTAAAGAAGAAAATCAATACAATTACGATTATATAGAATACGATCCAAAAGCAGGCGAACTAATTATGTTTGAATCGTGGTTACAGCATAGTGTAGAAATTAATAATTCTAATCAAGATAGATTGTCAGTTTCATTTAATGTTTGGGCAGATGTAGATGACAAAGCTAAGAAATTAAGAGATGAAAGAGGCGATTATGGATCCTAGTGTAGAAATGTGGTTTCCTGTATCTATATATAAAGATACTAACATTATATCACAAGAAGAAAATATGAAATTGTATAACCGTAGTTTAGAACTTCAAAAAACTATCCCAAACGGTGGTAAAGAATGGTACGGTGATACATATAATACTCATGATACGTTTGATTTAACTCGAGATAGTACGTTTGATTATTTATTATCTCAAATTGAGGCACATGTACACAATTATGCAGAAATGCATGGATCTACTTCTAAGTATAAACTGTCAGGTGCCTGGTTAAACGTTAATGCCGAAGGCACATTCCAAGAATTTCATACACACAACAATGCAATTTTTAGTTGCGTATATTGGGTTGCGGCTCCTGAAGGTTCTGGAAAACTAATTTTTGAAGATCCAAAAGAACCTGATATGTTACAAATAAGAGACATTAAAGAACGTAATAGTTTAAGTTTTACACGTATTGGATACAAGGCAGAAGAACGCAAACTGTTAATTTTTAGATCTTATCTTAGACATATGGTAGAACCATGTAAAAATACTACACCTAGAGTTAGTATAGCGGTAAACTTTAGCTAATGTATGATGAATTTTTTAAAATATTTAGATTAAATCAGGTACTATTCTTTAGCCCTTAATCTTGTTAAAAACTCTTTATGCCCAATCATCACTTTATTCATAGATAACACATTTCTTTCGCGTTCAATGTTGTTAGCTAGTTGATGATTTTCAGGACTTTGCATATTATATTCTCGCAATAAATTATCTCGATCAAAAATTTCTAATCCTGCCAATACTTGCATGTAATGAGGATCTTTAAATAGTGCATAACTCCCTGATGATATAAAATCTTCTAATATTGGCAAATTATATTTCCAACGTTCTATACATTCTTTTAGACTATCTGGAATAGGCATATTTTTTACATCTTTCCAAAATTGAGTGTTATCTTTATTTGTAATGTAATGTAAAATAACAAAGTCTCTAATATTATGTAACATTATTTCAACATGTTCGTTATAATTGTTTATGCTGTTTTGTGAATAATTAGGCAAACGGTGCATTAATAAAAATGCTTGATTAATACTAGTGCCAATACTTGTTGCTTCGAGCGGCTCTACAAAACTAGCACTAAGACCTATTGCACAACAATTATTAATCCATACCTTGTCTAAAGCACCAGGATCAAAGTTTATTTGTTTTCCTACTGTTATTTCTTTACCTAATAATTTTTCTACTTCGTCTTTGGCTTGATCTGCACTTATATAATCACTATCAAAAATGTAACCATTCCCGTTACGGTCATAAACTGGTATAGTAAACATCCAACCGTAGTCCATTGCCCTAGCAGTTGTCCACAAATCAATTTCTTCAGTTGGATCTGTTGGGAATGTAATAGCAGATTTCATTTTAAGCCATTTACTATAGCTATTCCATTTTGCTCCTAGCTGTCCTATTAGTAATTTTTTAAATCCAGTGCAGTCAATATAAAAATCACTGTTGTAATTTGTTTTTTCACCAATTACATAGTCGATGTCACCAGTTGAATCTAAAATTACATCAGTAATTTCGTCGTCTATAATGGTTATGCCTTTTCTCTCAGCAATGTAACTAAGATAATTGTTTAATTTTGTTGTATTAAAATGGAATTGATTATACGGACTGGCGTTATCTAGATGCCATTCGTCGACGGTGTTTTCCCAAGTACCAAGAGGGTTTAACAATTTGTTTGACATATTGTGTGATATAATTTTTGCGTAATATGTTCTATACTGTCCGTTAATTATTTCATGCTCTGGACCAATACTATGTAAGTAATCCTTGTCATGCCAGTTTTTAAACATTATACCGCTTTTAAATGTTGCATCACAATTTTTAATAAGGTCTTGATACGTTATTCCAAGATAGTTCATAAATTCGTTCCAGTGTTCGGTACTACCTTCACCAACACCTATGATGCCTATCTTTTTTGAACGAATTATTTGTATTTTTTTACTAGGAAACCTAGTTTTAAGTATTAGTGCTGATACAAAGCCGGCTGTGCCTCCGCCGACTACTGAAATTTTTTCTAGTTTATTCAAGACTTGCTTCCTTAAAAATTTAACTTATAAATATCTACATGAACAATATACATTTAGAATATAATCCGATGTTTGTTACTGCTTCTTATGTTACTTATGTTGATAACATTGATCTTAGTAAGATAACTGAACATGTAAATTATTTAGACAAACATGTTCCAAACGTGCGCCGCCAACGGAGTAATGCTGGAGGGTTTCAAACTGAGGACATCCATCCATTGCCTTATGATTTTGAAGAAACCGGAAAATTATTTGACCAATGGATAAAACCGTCAGTTGGTACCATATTAGATAGTTGGAAAGTACCGCATGAGATTGACAATTTTAGTTATTGGTATAATTTAAATACAAAATATACATATAACAGAGAACACATCCATGCAAACTCATTAGTTAGCGGCGTCTATTATGTAAAGGTGCCCAGCGATAGCGGAAAAATTGTTTTTAATAGAAGTGTTAATGAATATGACCGTATGCATAACATTCAAAGCATTTATGCAGCTAATGATACTCAGGTAGACCACCCTGAAACAAATAACTCACACTGGTATGTTCCTAAAGAAGGTATGCTTGTGTTATTTCCAAGTCACGTTAGTCATTATGTAGAACAAAATGTTACTAACGATGAAAGCGATGGTCGTATTTCAATTAGTTTTAATTTTTAAATCTTAATTTTTGTAATTCTGATAGACTTAAACAATTTTGTGTATTGTAATTCCATTCATTTACGTATTCCTCTAAAATACTCTATGAATTCTTTATATGTATAACAATACTGGGTATCGTCTCGCCATTGGTGTTGTAATTCGTAATAGCTTTCTTGTGTAATTTCATAAAGGTCGCCTTCTTTAAACTGTATGTCAATTTCGGCTCCAGCAATGTCTTTGTTAAGTACGTTAATGCCTTCCATAACGTAACTATACAACGGCCATCCAGCCGCGCCTTGGTAATGCGGGAAGTCGTTAAATGTAGGTGTTTTTGATTTTGCCATAGCTAACAGTTCTTTAACAAACTCTGTTTGAGTTGCTCCTGTTTTTATGTACTTCCAAAATTCACTATCGTCTCGGCCGCCCATGTAGTGCAATACTAGGAAGTCTTTTACATCGTCGTATAATTTTCGTGTTCTTTTATTATAAATTGACATACTTCCTTCGTTTATTGTTTCGTCAAAGGTAGGTTTAATGTATTCTAAAAATAAATTGTTTGCTTGAACAATAGTAGAATGAATACTAGTTGCTTCTAGTGGTTCTAAGAATGCACTACTAAGTCCAATGGTAACACAGTTCTTGATCCATGCTGATTCCTGTCGTCCTGAATCAAATTTTATTATTCTAATAGGATCAATCTCTTGACCTAGTATAGTTTCAATTTCTTCCTGCGCCTTTTCTGGAGTAGTAAAGTTATCGTCGTATACATATCCGCAACCTTTTCGATCTAGTAACGGTATTTGCCACATCCATCCAGCCTTCTGAGCCCAGGCGGTTGTATAAGGTTCTGGTATCTCGCCTTCTTTGTACTTTAAGTGGAATGGCATTCCGGTATTAAGGGGTAAGTTCTCTTTAAAACTTACCCATTTACTCGGTAAGTGTTTCATAATTACTTGATTAAACCCTGAGCAATCAATAAAAAAGTCGCCCTCGACTACGCTATGATCTGCTAATACTAAATTTTTTACAAAACCTTGTTCGTTAAGATTTACATTAATAACTTCAGAATCAATATGTTTAGTGTTAGGTCTTTTTAGCGCAACCTTTTTAAAATACTGCCCAGCAAGATGTGCGTCTATATGATACGCATGATGGGTGTCAATAAACTGTTTTGTAAATTTATTAAAGTTACTAAGTTCATGATGGATCCAGTACCCGCATTTTGAAAGTTTCAACATGTCGTTGCGTTGAAGTTTATCTAATCCAAAATTAAACAGACAGTCGGGGATGGCACTAGTTGTGTGCGTACCGTCAATAGGGCCTATGTAATAATCATCAATATTATTTGTCCACCCTTTATGTTTGATTGCATACTTTAATGTTGCTCCAGTTTCTTTTATAAAGTCGTGTTGGTCGCATCCATAATTTGTAGCCCAGTTCATTAGTACATCAGTAAAGTGGCCAGTTGTACTTTCGCCGACACCGACTACTCCAATTTTGCTACTGTCTATTATAGTAAATTCGTGTGCAAGATGTCGAGAGCTGGCAATTAATGCAGTAACCCATCCAGCAGTGCCACCGCCTACTATTACAATTTTCATATTATTTAAAATTCCTTATTAGGCATATGTGAATACTACTACCACTCGTCTCTCGTGTAGTGCAGGATATTTGTGTGCATGATAACATCCTTTAAAATGCGACACTTGATATTTTTGAGCAGGCATTTCGTGCCATGCATCAAGTTCGTAATCCCATACCAGTGTCGGGGCTTCAGGATTATCAGTTAGATACATTAGCCAATTATAATGATGCCAAGTATGGTCGTTGTGTGGCACAGTTATAGCATCTTCACCATTGTACCAATTACAATTTACATTGGCTCTAAAAATATTATGATACGTCTTGTTGTTACTTTTCATCCACCTATCAAAAATACTAAAGAAAAATTCAGCATAGCCGTCACTAAAATGATCTATAGGTCTATCAGTGTGTTTTATATGTTCTTCTTCGGTGCGTCTTAATAACGAATGACTTAAGAAAGAAGTATTAACATATGTACCTTCCTTAATTTTTTCTGGAGTGTCTGCGGGAGGAATAAAAGTTGTTTGCTTACTTATATAATACCACGGAAAATGAAATCCTAAAATATCATTTTCTATAATTGCTTGTTCGTGTTGAGTTAGCAATGCGGATGAATATGTTGTGTCTGTTGTTAAACTCATATGTATATTTAACCTAGACTCATTTTCAAATGCATAATTACGAATCAAAAAAAATGTATAAGTAATGTACGTAGATAAGTATATATAAGCTAACCGGAGGATAACATGAATACAGAAAATTCAGGATCGTTTACAAATCCTGCTATAGAGCGTACAGAACCTGACACGCCAGTAAACACTCAACCAACTTTACAAGTTACATCTATAAATCATAGTGATTTATTTACCGAAGAAGATTGTGTTACTATTAATGAAAACACAATTGACGAACTTTGGATGCCTATAAAAGTAATAGGCGACGAAGAATTGCACAAAGGATTTAGACAAAAACTAAGAGGCGATGTTGCTGCTTTTCCTTTTGATAAGATTAGAGAAATAACAAAAGCCGCTAACGATCAAATTTATAATTTTGATCTGTTAGGTATTATTGATCAAGACTTCCCGCAAGTTTACAAATATACTGAAGATTGTTATTACAATTACCATATAGATATAAATTTATTAGCACCAACAAGAAAAATGACTTGGATAGTAAATTTATCTGACGAAACAGATTACGAAGGCGGTGACATTACGTTTATGAATACTGACACTAGTGCAGTAACTACAAAACGTAAAGGGTCAATATTAATCTTTCCATCCTTTATACCTTTCCAAATTAATAAAATTACAAAGGGCGAAAAGAAATTAATTATAGGACATGTACACGGGGCAGTGTTCCGTTGATTTTAGATTATGATTACTGGTATTTTAAGTCTGCAATAAGTCCAGATGTGTGCGATGCTATTGTTGCACAGGGTCAGGCAAAGATGAAAAAACAAGAAGAACTATTTGGCGAAGCAGTCTCTGTAGCAACCACGGGCGGATGGCAACACAAAGGTTCTGACGGGAAGGAACAAGACGCCGTTAATGATAAAACTATAGAAGAATTAAAAAATCAAGGAGTAGACCCAAACAGTCAATATGTTAGGGATTCACATATCACTTGGTTAGATGACGAACCTTTATTTGATATGGTTCAAACATTTGTTAAAGAAGCAAATACACAAGCAGGATGGAATTTTGATTGGGATTATACTGAAGAATTTCAATTTACAAAATATGGCCCAGGACAGTTTTACGGATGGCATGTTGACATGGGATCTAAACCTTATAGACAGTTTGATGAAACTACAGATAAATGGAAATTAAATCCTGACGGGTCGTCGCTACTAGATACATTTGGTAACCCAATGACTGAAGACAATCTTGCAACAACAAATCCTAGTTTGTTTGGAAAAGTAAGAAAGCTAAGTGTAACAATTAGTTTAAATAGACCTGAAGAATACGAAGGCGGAAATTTAAAATTTGATTTTGGACCACACGCTGATGAAAGATTTCATGAATGTAAAGAAATTAGACCACAAGGTTCTGTTGTAGTATTTCCGTCACACATATATCATCAAGTAACTCCGGTTACACAAGGTACAAGATATAGCTTAGTTGCTTGGAATTTAGGATATCCATTTAGATGACAACTCCGGACTTTTTCAAAAACAATTTTTATATTGACTGTAAACAAATAATACCAGCTGACCTTTGTAATGTAGTTACAAAGTATTGTTTAATGCGAGAAGAAAACTTTAACGAACCAGAGCCCGAAGATGAAGGCCAAGTTCCATTTGCACACAGTGTGTATGCAGATACATTAATGGAAACATTAGAATATTTTCTTCTTCCTCACATGGAAGCAAGTACAGGGCTGTCACTTTGTCCTACATATAGTTATTATAGAGTTTACCGCCCTGGACAAGAACTAGAGCGACATAAAGATAGAGAGAGTTGCGAAGTAAGTACTTCTGTGTGCTTTGGCACACAGTACAATGATGTTGATAAAGATTATCATTGGAGTATGTATGTTGATAAAGACTCAAATCATACACCTAAGTTAGGAAATTTTATTAGTGCAAATAATCTAGGAACACCAGTTCAGCAAACTCCGGGCGACATATTAATATACAGAGGTGTTGATATCGAACATTGGAGAGATAAATTTGTAGCTGGGCTAAATAGTTATCATGTACAAGGATTCTTTCACTACATAGACAAAGACGGGCCGTATTATCCAGAATGGATATATGATAAACGTCCTCGCCTAGGCTATAAAGAATCTTAATTTGTATAAATACTATTGTAATTAAAAGGAGTCGGAATGGCTATTAAGAATGTTTCCATAAGCAATGTTGTTGCCGTACAAAATGCTTGTTATGTAATGGGTGTTGAAGAAGTATGGTGCCAGATTAAATTTACAGATTGTGTAAACTTTTGTGAATATATTGCAGATCCCAACTCAGGCGAAGCGTTATCAAGAGAACTTTACACAAGGTTTCAAGACGGCGACTACGGCGAATTAAACCACGGAACCGGCGATCATTATACGCTAATGCCCAAGACTCAAACAGAGTTAGAAGTAGCAGTAAAAGCTACAAGAACACAGCGTTTACTAGAATCTGACTGGACAGGATTGCCTGATATGTCTGCAACAATGACCTCTGTACAACGGTCGGCATGGTCTACATATAGACAAGCATTACGTGACGTTCCGGCTCAAACTAGATTCCCATGGGACCCAGACTGGCCCACATCACCATAAACCACATATAAACATCTCGGACTAAAGTTCACTATAAATACCTTGCAAATGTCGTTATTAAGGAGAAGATGAATGCAAGAATTTGAACCTATACGAGACCGACTTCTCGTTCAAAAAATCGAAGACGAAAATAAAACAAAATCAGGTCTTGTTCTTTCTGATGATACTAAAGAACGTCCAACTAAAGGTAAAGTTATTAGTGTTGGCCCAGGAAAGTTAACAGACACAGGCGATGTATTACCAATGGTTATACAACCCAACGATTATGTAGTTTACCCCAAATATGCAGGTCACCAGATCAAAATTAATAAAGAAGAATTTCTAATTTTAGAAGAGCATGAAATTCTAGGAAGACTAAAAGGAGAGACAGAGTAATGGCTAAAATTATTCCCCGCGTGGTTATCAACGGCCCTGAGGGTAGGAAAAAAATTATTGAAGGCGTTAATATTTTAGCAGATGCTGTTAAGGTTACACTAGGACCTAAAGGCAGGAATGTTATAATCCAAAGAACGTTTGGACCGCCGCATGTTACTAAGGATGGAGTTACTGTTGCAAGAGAAATTTGGTTAAAAGATAAATTGCAAGATACTGGTGTGCGTATGATAAAACAGGCTGCTACACAAACCTTTGACGACATTGGTGACGGCACTACTACAGCAACATTGCTTACACAAAAAATGATTAATGAAGGCAATAAATATTTAACTGCAGGTATTAGTGGTATAAATTTAAAACGTGGCATTGACATGGCTGTAGAAAAAGTTATGGCAGCACTAAAAGAAGATGCTAAAGAATGTAATGATAGAGCTACAGTACAATCAGTGGCAACTATTGCAACAAACAATGATCCAAAATTAGGAAAGTTAATTACTGACGCTTTGGGCGGAGATAACGTTAATGCAGATGCGTTAGTTTCTGTAGAGCCTGGCATGAATTATTACGATGAACTTATAAATGTAAACGGATTTCAATACGAGCACGGATATTTGTCACCGCAATTTGTTAATGCTCCTAAACAGAAATGTGTTTTAGAAAACCCACTGATTTTAATTTGTGACCGACCAATTCTTAATATGAATGATATGTTACCAATATTAGAAAAGATAGTAGAAACAAAACGCCCATTTGTAATTATAGCTGAAGAAGTTGAGCAAGACGTATTAGCAACTCTTGTTATTAATAAGTTAAATGGATCAATACAATGTTGTGCTATTAAGCCACCAGAGTGGAAAGGCGATATGCGTACAAAATATTGTGAAGATCTTGCTGTTCTTACTGGAGGAACAGTTATTTCAGACAAGGCTGGTAAAAAAGTTGAAAACGCAGAACTTAGTGATTGCGGTGTAGCTAATAGGATTGAAATTACCGATAGCCAAACAACAATAATTGGCGGTCACGGCGATAAAGAAACTATTAATACGTATATTGAAGAAAAGATTCGTCATTATGTTGCTTCTTCTAGAGGCGACGGTGTTTTTACTGATAAAGGTCAACAGAAACGTATTTCTAACTTAACCGGCGCAGTTAGTATTATTAGAGTTGGTTCTGCAACTAAAATTGAACTAAAAGAAAAAGAAGACAGGATTGACGATGCATTACAAGCCTCAAAAGCTGCGTTAAGAGATGGCATTTTACCTGGTGGTGGCGTTGCTCTTATAAGGACAATGAATAAACTTAAAGACCTAAAAGGTGATAACCTTGAACAAGATGCAGGAATTAAAGTTGTGTTAACATCACTACAAGAACCGTTGAGACAGATTGTTTTGAATGCTGGTGATAGTCCTGATGTTGTAGCAAATGAAGTAACTAAAGGTGATCCAGAATATGGATACGATGCAGCTACAGGTGAATACGGAAATATGTTTGATATTGGTATTATTGATCCTGTAACTGTAATACAAAAGGCACTTATGAATGCTGCTAGTATTGCCGGCTTACTTTTAATTACAGACTGTGCTATATACGAAGATAACCAAGAAGAAGATTTAAGCGTCCTTGGACCGTCTCCTTCAGCTGCCGAAGGCGTATTGCCAGAGCAGTACAATCAAAGTTAATCATAACTACGTAGTCCTTTGTAATAACGATAAATATATTACGAAGGACTTTTAATTATGGCATCAAATCAAGCACCAATAGTAGATAGAATTAGGATTATACCTAGGCCAGACGACTTTCTAGATAGAAATGTTGGTAACAGTGGTGAGGTATTTTTTGATAAGCAGTCCAATACTCTTAGATTATATTCCGGTAGAGTTGCAGGCGGTTTCAGCGTTTTAACAGATAACAACATCAGCGAACATTTAACTTCATCCGGAGTCGGAGTTGTTGAATATGCTGTTACTGTAGGGGTAGACCCCGACGGTGTTGAAGCAGGCAACAAATATTTCATAGATGGTGTGTATAAGCCCGAACTAAGTTTAGTTACTGGGTTTACTTACATATTCAATCAAAACAATCAAACAAACGAATTTTACCCTAATGCAGACGGGGCAACTGCAAATATACATCCAATAAATTTTAGTGCAGATAATGCAAATGGCGAACTTGGCAGTGGAACAACTTACCTTAATAAGGTAATTTATAAACTTGAAAACGATCCTGTAACAAAGGCAGAATACATAGCAGGCTTTGCAAAGTCAACACAGCGTAGCATACAAATAACAATTACAAGTACAACTCCTGTTACATTATATTACTGGTGTAGTTACCACTCAAACATGGGTAATACTATTACTAGTGCAAATCCTGGCGCAGGTACAGGCAGCGGAGCTGCAAGTATTAGTGTAAGTGATACTGTACCAGATAGCCCAGAAAGTGGTGCAATCTGGTACAATAGTACAAGTGGCATACTTTATGTTTATGTAGCAGATGACGATAGTAATCAATGGGTACAACCTAGTTTTCCAACACCAACGGCTATAACTGATTTAGGAATTGCCGACGGCACAGTTGGTCAACTATTAAGAACAGACGGTGCAGGAGCATTTACTTTTATAGATGCACCATCATCGGGCGATAGTATAGGAAACTTTACACTTGCAGCAAGTGTCATTGACACTGATGATAGTAGCGGAATTGTAATTACTCCACCAGTTACTACATCATCAGACCTAACTGTACAAAATAATTTAACAGTACGTAACACTGCATATGCAAATAAATTTGTATCTACATCAAACGGTGTACCTACTATTGATAGTGCAAGTTCTTTTACTATAACAGCAACGGACGGAATTACTTTAACGGCAACGGACGGTGTTACAATTAACGGTGAGCCAACACCTTTTATTATGGGTGTGTTAAATGGTAGCTCAGGATCTGGGACTTGGTCAGGAGGAGGTATTTCTTCAATTACTGATAGTGGAGCCGGGGATCATACAATAACATTTTCTTCAAACCTTGGCACTACTGTAGACGATTTCCAAGTACTTGCAACAGTGCAAGATAAAACAGCTGGCCACAGTTGTGTAATATCAAAACCAGCTGTAAATCAAATTAGAGTTAAAGTAAATAACTTATCAGGAACTGGAGTAGATTCCAAGGTATTTCTTGTAATTTATAAAACAACATAATGAGTGAAAAAGAATATACAGTAGTTGTACATAAAGGGATAGATCTTTCTGAAATTGAAGCAGAAATTACAGCCAGTTCGGGTGCTGGACCTATTCCAAATCGAAGTGTCGACATTGCTAATCCAAGACCTGGATCTAAAAGACAAACGCATTTTATGCTTACAGACGAAGAAGCAACTGCTCTTGAAGCAGATACTAGAGTGCTTGCTGTTGAAATTCCGCCTGATCAACGTACAGATATTCAAATCGGATTTAATTCTACACAAATAGGTAATTTTACAAAACCTTTAACATTTGATAATAACACTTATGTCAACTGGGGCTTGCGTAGAAGTATAATGGAAACTAATGGGTACGGAAGTGGGGAAACATCAGATAATACATTTCCATATGCACTAACAGGTAAAGGGGTAGACATTGTTATCCAAGATAGCGGTATTGAGCCAAATCATCCAGACTTTATAGACAGCAATGGCGTAAGTAGAGTTAAGGCTATAGACTGGTATACTGCACAGTCTGTTGTAAGTGGTACACAGAATGCAAACTACAACAGAGACTTTGACGGACATGGAACATTATGTGCAAGCATAACAGCAGGTAATGTATACGGATTTGCAAAAGATGCACATATATACTCTATGAAAATATCTGGCTTAGAAGGTTCAGGAGATGCTGGCACAGGTACTCCTATATCTGATTGTTTTGATGTGATAAAAGAATGGCATAATGCAAAAACAAATAGTCGTCCAACTGTTGTTAATATGAGTTGGGGATATTCAACTTCACAAACGGGTAATCCAACAAGCGGAGTCTACAGAGGTAGTACGTGGATTTGGGGGACTGACTATAGTACCGATCTAGAAGTTTGGCAAAATGTCGGAGTAGTAGTACCGTTGGGTAGCGGTGCTCGTGGAATTCCTATTAGAGTTTCTTCAGTAGACGCTGATGTAGATGAACTAATTGCTGCCGGAGTACATGTTGCAATTGCTTCTGGAAATGACTATTATAAAGGTGATGTAGACGGCGGCGACGATTATGATAATCTACTCAATGTAAATGGTTTAAGTATTCAATATCACAGAGGCAGTAGCCCACATAGCGATAATGCATTTATAGTTGGAAATATTGACAAGTCTGTTTATAACGATAACGGTGTATATAAAGATAGAACAGCAGGGTCGAGCAGTAGGGGGCCTAGAGTAAACATGTGGGCACCTGGACAAAATATTGTAGGAGCAGTAAGCACTACAAATGTTTACACTTCTTTAGATAGCCCAGTAGATGCTAACTATAAAATTGTATCATTATCTGGTACAAGTTTTGCAGCGCCACAAGTTGCAGGAGTAACAGCATTGCATTTACAGGTTACCCCTCAAAGCACACCGTTACAACTAAAAACAAAATTATTAGCTGAAGCAAAACCTGTAATGTACAATACTGCTTCAGATACAGATTATACTCAATTTAACACAAGTTTGCTAGGTGCAAGCACTAAAGTTTTATTTGACAAATATGGAAGACAACCGGTAGAAATAAGTGGTCAAAATTTAACACTTGAACGTGCGACACTAACAACTACATAAATACAATAAGAGGTAAACAATGGCTATAAATTTTCCAAACACACCAGCAAACGATGAAACATTTACACAAGGTAACACTACCTGGCAATGGGACGGAACTGCCTGGAGCATTGTAGGAAATACTAGTGCAGTGTCAATACCAAATAATTTTGGCACAATAAGCGTAGCTGGGCAAGACGATATTGTTGCAGATACAAATTCTGATACACTTACATTTGTTGCAGGATCTAATGTAACACTAGTAACAAATCCAGCAGGTGATGCTATAACTATTAATTCAACCGGCAGTGGTGGAGGTGGTGGCGATGCTAACCAAAATGCGTTTAGTGTTGTATCAGTTCTTGGACAAAATAATGTTGAAGCAGACAGTGTAACTGATACACTTTCACTTGTTGCCGGCACGGGCATTGTTCTTACAACAAACCAAGCTAATGATTCGGTAACTATAACAGCATCTGCAGGAGTAACTACGTTTGGAACTTTATCAGACATACAAACAGCAAGTATAGACGTGCATGATATTTACGAACATTCTGTAGCAACACTTAGAATGGGAAACGTAGGTACAAGTGCATATACAATTAACAGTCATTACAGCGGCAATAACCCTACTATTACAGTACTAACTGGTACTACTATTGCATTTGATCTAGATGATATCGGTGGACATCCTTTTGAACTACAAGACAATTCGTTATCTGCATTAACTAGTAATTTAGCACACGTTGCTGCAGACGGTACCGTGTCACTTGATTCAAATGCACAGGGTAAATCAAGCGGAATGTTATACTGGCGTGTAGCTGATTCTATTACTAATAATACTACATACGTTTACCAATGTACATCACACTCTGCTATGTTTGGAACTATGAAGATCAAGAATATGGATAATATTTAACGCGAGTCTGCTACTAATTTATCTAATTTATTCCGTAGCTGACCTAACCCTTTAACATGTTCTTGAATAGAACTAGGTTTGATTTCACCCGGAGTTGACGAACTATGCAGATCATTAATTATTTTTATTTGTAACTTGTATTCAATTAATAACTTTTCAAAATCTTGTTTTATATTAGTATTAACAATTTTTTTAACTGCATTTTCGTAGTTGCGTAGATCTTTTTGTACTTTAGGGCTGTCTAGTAAATTCATTAATAGCTTTCTTTCTTAACAACAATAAAATGATCGTCATTAGTTCCGTTATTAACTTCTGCTATACTGCCAGGCACAGTGCATTGTATTGCACACGGAACAAGGGGCTTTGCAGTGAACACAAACCCTTCAGATGCTTCTCTTTCAAACACCTGTCCTGTTGCAGTATCTATCCATCTAAAAACAAACGAGCCATTATTAACAAACCAAGACTTTTCAGTTTTATTATTAAACCAAAAGTCTGTTTTTGATAATTTGTCAAATACTAAAATTTTCCCACCATACGATTCTTCAGCAGTCCAAGTTATTTCATAGCCAAACGGAGTGTGTTTTATATTATCTTTATCTTGCATATTATCCTGCATCTAAAATTATATTACCGCTTATAGATATACGAGTATCGTCGCTATTTAAAAAAGGGTAAACGTTATGTGGTAACTTTGAAGGAAAAAACAATATTTCACCTTCATTTTCTTTTGTTAAACTAAACCTCTTATTACTAATATTTCCAATTATATTAGTGTACGTAAATTCAAAATTTCCTTGATAGTTATTATCATCTATCTCAGGAATTTTAATCCATATACTGTAACTATATATTCCTTGGTGTACATGATTAGGGATAAACTCGCCTGCTTTTTGATGATTTATCCATTGCTTTTCAATTCGGTAAGGTAAAGATTTTGTTAATATACCTATACGTCCTAGTCCTGGAAAGTCGTTCTCGTATCGTTTAACAAGAGTTGCTATGTATGTATTTAATTGTTGCGCAGTATCTGTAAGCCTAAAATGTGTTGCAACACCGCTATTTGTTATCCCAGAACTTACTACTTCGGAACAATTAAGAGATTCTTCTAATAAATCGTTATAAAGGTCTTGTGGTATTTTTTCTTTGTAAAATCCAAAATTTTCTAAAAACTGTGTCATATCAACTCTATTAGCTTGAATACTGTTTCTAATTTAAGTAGATTAGTTTTGTTTTGCAATGTGTTTCTTAATCCGAGATGTAACGGCTTTGGCCACTTTGAAAATGATACCCATGCATACCCATCATGTTCGTCGTTGAGTATAGGAATAAATTCGTTTTCTACAAGACACAAGTATGTATGAAATTGAAACTTGTCATCATTGCTAACAAACGTTTCTAAAGGTATAGTTTTTTTAATCTTCCTAGTACCAATTTCTTCAGAAATTTCACGCTGTAGGCTTTCCCACGGAGTTTCTTCACCTTCATTGGTACCGCCTACAAGTCCCCAAAGGTTATTTTGTTTTCCTTTAGTTCTATGTAGAAATAAAAATCTATGAGTATCTAATGTATAGAACAGTGCGCCACTGCAAATAATCTTTTCCATACAAATAATTATGCTAGAATTTCAAACGCCAGGTTCCATTTGGATATTCGCCTTCGAATGATAATATCCATTCGCCGTTATCCCACTTGTATTGTACTCCGGTATTTAAGTTAGAAGTATATGCTGTGCCAACGTATGTACTAGAATCAAATACTACAGACCATGCTGTACCATTCCACTCAACAATATCGTTAGCACCTGCAACAAAATCAGTACCGTCTGTATTTTTCCAATCGTCAGCACCGTCTGTATTGATGTCATCACCAATACCAGAATCTAATAACAAGAATCTATAACCTGATGTTTTTAAATTTACCGGACTTGTTTTAGTAGGGTCAACAATGTAGTGTATTTTATTTGCATCACCGGTTGGACCAGTAAACACTGTATCACTAGGTAATGTATCTACGTCCCAATTTACAATTAGTTCTGTAGGGCTAGTTGAGTTTATCGCAACTGTGCCTGCAATTTCAGTGGTTCTGTCTTTACGACTTAACCGTATTTCGGTAATACCTTGTTCAAATATTTCTGGCAGTGCTTTAATATATGCATCCCATTGTACACTACCAACTACGCCGCGCCTTATAAGTTTAGCTGAAGTTCCTATCACTAATAATCCATAATCTTTAAACGTGTTATTAATTACATTTGTAGCATTATCTTTAATAGCGCCTAGATTATTATTTTGCCTTCCAATTTCGCCAGTTGGCGTAACAAACACTCCTGTTCTAATATCTGCTTTAGGAACACTAGTATCTCCTTGCAGTTCTGGTGTACTTTGCGCTAGTTCAATAGTACCACGTGATTCGTCGTAAATGCTTTGAACAATGCTAGTAACAACTCCTAATCGTTTTACCTTTGTAGGAGGAGAAATGTATATAGGTGTTGTAAATCCTAGTTGTGCAACATCTATTTCTGTTTCAGTTCCTACAGGAATACTTCGTGTACTAAACCCAATGTTTGCTAAGTTTACAACACTAAGACTAGTCCAATCGATATAGTTATCTGTTGTCTGTATTTCAAGACTAGGATTAAACAACATCAATATTTGTTCCATTAGTTGCAATTTTTGATCTGTATTTGATGTCCATAAATCCACATTAACACTAAGGGTATATGGAGTAGGCATCAATCGCTCTACAGTATAGTTCTTGCCTTCGGTGTTTAAGTATTCTTTTCCATCTGCATCATACGCACGTTCTCTAATATTAACTTTATTAACATAGCTACTATCACTAAGTCGCGCACTATCCATTTCAAGACCAGTGATATATACAGCCATCCTCGGAGCACTTGGAATTTTATTTTCTGAGTTGTCTCTTAAAATATGTCCTACTTGGCGTGTAATATCTCCATACATAACAGGAACTTGTGTTAATTGTCCTGCTCCGTCTTGATAAGAAAAGTTACTCATAAGTCTTACTATTTGAGTAATGTATCTTCGTATTTGGCCATCGTAAAAATGTTGCATTAGTTATCTGCCTTAGGTCTAAGTGCTGTTGATAAGCTCTGTCTTTCTTGTACAGTGTCACCGCCAATTGTACTTGTAGATGTATTATTAACAAACGTACCTTTTTGGGTCGCTTTTGTATCAGTATTAGTTAACGTCATGCGTACTTTATCTTCTTGCTTGACCCAACGTTGTCCGTCATTTCTAAATAATCTATTAGGCATAAAATCTGTCCTTAAGAAAAAGTCGCCTTCCATACTACCTCCAGGAAATGTTATGCCATGACCAAATGCTTCGCCGTTGCCAGGTATTCCGTCACCTAATAAGTATCCCTGATATCCTTCTCTACTAGGCGTTTGCATTACTCTATCTGCTAATTCGTTGGCAGTACTAGCATCAAGGCTGTTAGTGTCTACAGTA